GGCTTCACTAACCCAGGTGTTGATTATGGCTGTTAAGTCTGTTCCTGAACACATTCCTCCATTTGCATAGAAAAGTATGTCTCGGATTTGATGGTAACAATAACTTATTTCATGTAAGAGAACTCTTCTCACTTTCGATCGTGATTTATAGAATTTGTCTAACAAGATAATAAATCGTTGGACTAACTGCGCCATAAGCGTGCCATCAAATTTTGCGAAATCACCATCGAATCCTTGGTCTCCCATGGAAATCATATGTTTTACGAGCTTATGCCATTCAAGCGAGCCTCGATTTATCCCAACTGCACTAAATGTTTTAATGCGACATTGGTAAAAATGAGCTGCGAACGTAAGATTATATTTTCTTGACAGAAGAATATAGTCTAAAGGAGCTACAGTAAAAACACGAGTTTTTCCACTTTTGACTTTTGGAATCGGTCGTCTTTCGTCTTTGAGAGTGTCTGCCCATGGTCGCCCAGGGGTACGCAAACCTTTCTTAGCATTAGCTTCTCGTTCTTCAAGAAGGGTGGTAAGTAAGGGACAGTCTATTGCGTATGTATCATCTTCATTTCGCTTGAAGAGTTTTCTCTTTTCGCCTTTGAGGGCGGGGTTATAACAAAAAGGTGTTCCAGCTGAACTTTTCATGTTGAGTGAATCAACATAAGGTAAATCAGGTACACCATTGATAGCTTCATGTAATGTCAGTTCGCGCGGATCAGATTTAGTCTGAACTGCACATATTTCTTCTGCCATTGATTGGCAAACATTATCCATGATGCTTTCTTCAAATGGTATAGCTGTTTCAGCCCATTTGTTAACGCCTCTTAAAAGAATATCTCCATCGAATTCGGTCATACGGGGATCTTTATTTGATAAAGCACTAGGTTCGGTGGTATGAATCTGTATTTTATCAAATAAGGGTGAGGGAAGTATATCTGTCTTTGCAGGTGAATGCAGAGTATGGTGGGATTTGCCATCTAGATACAGGGTTCCTTCAAGGCCACATTTCTCGCGTTCTGCTTTTGTGAAAAGTAGTTCGCGGCATTCAGGGATTACAGGCGTGGCTAAACCTATAGTATCAAAGCGTTCATTGAGGTTCTTGAGTCCATTTTCAATCATTTTCTGAGTGAGTAATGTTCCCACGCCACAATGGGCTTCTTTATCGCCAGCAACGTGAAGTGCAATTATAGTCGGTTGTCCACCGTTATCTAAAATTACAGGTCCGCCGCAGTCTCCATAAGCAGTATCGATGTCGTAATA